CGGCTACACCGACCTTTACAAGCAGACGCTCATCACGCTGACGGAATTTGAAAAGATGATGGGCAAGAAAAAGTTCAATGAGCTGCTCGGTGAATATGTCGCCAAGCCGCCCGGAAAATTGGCTCTCGTACCGGAAAGCGATCCGAGAGAGCCTGTCGATCTCACAGCAACACCTGATCAGGAGTTTTCAGCCCTGCCTGATGAGGAATAACACTGGGCTACATTTTGGAGGTATATCATGGCAACTAATAACAACGCACCCGCAACGAAGGTCATCGTGCCGTGCCGCATCAGCTTCGCCAACATCTGGGAGGCGCGATCCATCAACGGCGGCGACGAGAAGTATTCCGTGTCGCTGCTGATCCCGAAGGATGACAAGGCAACGCTCGCCAAGATCAAGAAGGCGATCGAGGCGGCGAAGGAGGCCGCAAAGGAGAAGAAGTGGGGCGGCAAGATCCCACCGAATCTGAAGCTGCCGATGCACGACGGCGACATCGACCGCCCGGACGATGAGAACTACGCCGGTCACTTCTTTTTCAACGCCACTTCCAAGGATGCCCCGCAGATCGTTGACCGCCATGTGCAGCCGATTCTGGACCCTATGGAGTGCGGCAGCGGCGACTACTGCAACGTGTCCGTCAATTTCTACGGATTCGCAGCGTCCGGCAACAAGGGCATTGCAGCAGGACTCCAGAACATCCAGCTTGTCCGTCACGGTGAGCGTCTTGCCGGCAGACCGACTGCGGCATCCGATTTTGTGGAGGTCGAGGGCGACGATGCCGACGAACTTGACGATGACGATATGGATTTTCTGAACTGAAGCATTAGGGAGGCTTGCCTCCCTGTACATACACACAAGGCGGTGATCATTATTGAGCAGACATGTACTTTCCATCGACTTAGAAACCTATTCGGATGTAGACCTCCCGAACTGCGGTGTGTACCGCTATGTTGAGGGAGATTTCCATATCCTGCTGTTCGCATATTCATTTGACGATGAAGAAACAAAATGCGTGGATATGGCCTGCGGGGAGCAGCTCCCGGCAGAGGTCGTAGATGCGCTGCAGGATGACAGTATCATCAAATCGGCATGGAACGCGCAGTTTGAGCGTACTTGCCTGTCAAAATATCTCGGCACACAGCTTTCCCCGGATGCATGGCAATGTACGATGGTATGGGCGGCATCGCTGTCCCTGCCGCTGAAGTTGGCAACTGCGGCACAGGCTCTGAAGACTGTACAGCAGAAAGACGCTGTCGGTGAGCGACTGATCCGTTATTTCTCTCTGCCCTGTAAGCCCACCAAAGCAAACGGCGGCAGAACAAGGAATCTGCCGGAGCACGCCCCCGAAGACTGGAAGCTGTTCAAAAGCTACTGCATACAGGACGTAGAGACTGAGCGGGATATTCGCCGGAGACTTGAAAAGTTCCCCCTGCTCCCGCAGGAATGGGATTTCTATCATATGGATCAGCGGATCAATGACCGTGGGATCCTGATCGACAAGGAACTGGTACAGCAGGCGATCATCTGTAATATGTCTCTCTCTGAGGAAATGACAAAAAGAGCGTATGCGCTGACCGGTTTGGAGAACCCCAACTCCGTATCTCAGCTGAAAGGCTGGCTGGAGGAGCGTGGCATTGAGGTGGATTCCCTCGGCAAAAAGAATGTCGCTTCTCTTATCACAGACCTCGACAGGCACAGCGCAGACGGTGAGGCTCTGGATATGATGAAGCTGCGGTTGCAGATGGCAAAATCCTCTGTGAAAAAGTATCAGGCGGCGGAGAGATACATCTGCCAGGACGGTAGAGCGCACGGACTGTTTCAGTTTTCCGGTGCGAACCGCACACAGCGCTGGGCTGGGCGTGGGATTCAATTGCAGAATCTTCCGCAGAACCATATCTCCACCCTCGATGAAGCCCGTGAGCTTGTAAAACTCGGTTGCTTTGATATGATCGAAGCCCTGTATGGCAATACGCCGGATATCCTGTCACAGCTTATAAGAACTATGCTCATTCCGAAAGATGGCTGTGAGTTTATCGTAGCTGACTTTTCTGCTATTGAAGCGAGAGTCCTTGCGTGGCTTGCCGGAGAGCAATGGAGACTGGATGCCTTTGTACGCGGCGAGGATATTTACTGTGCATCCGCATCGCAAATGTTCGGTGTTCCGGTCATGAAGCACGGCATCAACGGCGAACTGCGGCAGAAAGGAAAAGTCGCAGAGCTGGCCTGCGGTTACGGCGGCGGTGCAGGTGCGCTGATCTCAATGGGCGCACTGGATATGGGACTGAAAGAGGACGAGCTTCCCGACATCATTTCAAGCTGGCGCGATGCAAATCCGGAGATCGTGAAATTCTGGTATGCCGTGGAAAAAGCGGCAATCGAAACAGTAAAGAACCATACGGACAGAACGGTTGGCAGGATCGGTTTTCAGTTCTCTGCAAATACACTGTGGATCATTCTGCCGTCAGGTCGCAGGCTTGCCTACATCAAACCAAAGTTGCAGCCGAACCGCTTCGGGCGCATGGCACTGACCTTTGAAGGGCTCGGCGCAAACAACAAATGGACGCGCGGCGAGACCTACAGCGGGAAGCTGACCGAGAACATCACGCAGGCGACAGCCCGTGACCTGCTTGCAGAAGCAATGCGCCGGATGGAGCTTGCAGGGCTCGGCATTGTCGGCCATGTGCATGATGAGGTCATTCTTGAAGTGCCGAAAGGACAATACACTGTCGATGATGTGTGCAATATCATGAACCGGAATCCGGCATGGGCGAACGGTCTGCCGCTGTCCTCTGCCGGATATACAGGCAATTATTATTTTAAAGACTAGGAGGATATTTCTATGAAACAGGGACGAGCATTACCGGAGGTGCTGACAGAGCTTCAGCGTCAGAATGCTGCAAAGCAGGACTATATCGGTATGGCGGAGGCATTCCGTCTGGACGAGGACGGCAGCACCTTCTGCATCGGGGATGATCACAGCTTCGGCACAACGCAGCTTTTTCACCGTCAGGTAGCATCTGCACTCGGTATCCCCGCGAGATATTATGACATGATGCAGAAACAGAAGCCGGAGCTTCTGGCAGATAACGTGAACGCATGGTTTTCTGATAAGGGTAACAGCTACATGGTCAGAACACTGGACTACGGCAGCGGACAGGTCGCCCGTGCGCTCCTTTCCGACCGTTATCGCCGTATCGATAACCTTGAAATTGCATCGGCGGTGCTGCCGCTGTTTGCAGGACAGGACGGCATGGAGGTCATGAGCTGCGAGGTCACAGAAAACAAGCTGTATCTGAAGATTGTCAACCATCGCCTTGAAATGGCGTGTGTCGGTGACAGAGTGCAGGCGGGTGTTATCATTTCCAATTCCGAGGTCGGTCTCGGCGCAGTTTCCGTGCAGCCGCTTGTTTATACGCTTGCCTGCACCAATGGTATGGTGGTCAACAGTATGGGCGAACGCCGTACCCATGTGGGCAGAGCGGCAAAGGCGCTGGAAGACAGCTTCAATATCTATACAGATGAAACGCTCGAAGCGGAAGATCACGCATTTATGCTGAAGCTTCGTGACACAACGCTTGCCGCTATTGAGTCGGCACGTTTTGCACAGATCGTCGGTGTTCTGGAGCAGAGCCACGGTGCAAAGATCACGGGACGTGTACAGGATGTCATTGAACTGACCGGCAAGGCATATGACCTCAATCAGCCGGAACAGGACAGCATTCTGAACTACCTGATCCAGGGCGGCGACCTCTCCCTCTACGGCCTGAGCAATGCCATCACGCGGGCTTCGCAGGATGTAGAGTCCTACGACAGAGCCACTGCGCTGGAAGGCATCGGATGGCAGGTGGCGACCATGCCGAAAACACAGTGGAAGGAGATCAACGCATGAGCAGAACATGGAAAGACCGCAGGGGCTACAAGTCCCGCAAGAAAGTGAAGCATTCGACCTATCAGTTTTATAACCGCGGCGGCTATGACGATTACGACCACAGTGACGAGGAACTGTATGTAGATGACCAGTGCTGTGAGAACTGCCGCTTTTATGGGAACTGCTATCATACGCCGTTCCCGTCCGGTTGGTGCGAATACTGGAAGGACGGCAGACATTGAGAGAATATGTTGTTGAGAATGAGTTTGTCAAGGCAGTCAAGGCTGCAGGCGGTGTAGCGTATAAGCTGACATCGCAGACAGCAAACGGGCTGCCGGACAGACTCGTTCTGTTCTTTCCCACAAAGACGGTATTTGTGGAGCTGAAAGCACCAGGCAAGATGATGCGCCCGCTGCAGAGAAAAAGACGGTATCAGCTGATGAAACTGGGCTTTCCCGTTCTCTGCATCGACAAGCTGTATCAGATCAAGCCGTGCATTGATGCGATCCTTGCATGGACACCCGGTGAACCGTTTCCGGAGGGTATTGGAGCAAAGATACCTGATCTGGAGATCACAACGCTGCCGTCTGAGATGGATGACTTCGGTGAAACACTGGAACCGATAGACCCCGATGATCTGGCAGGATTCTACGAATTGGAGGAGGATGATACCGGATGAAATACACACCGCACGATTACCAGAAATATTGTATCGAATATATCCGGGAGCATCCTGTTTCCGCTCTGTTTTTGGACATGGGACTCGGCAAAACGATCATCACGCTGACCGCCCTCAACGCCCTGATGTTCGATGAGCTGAAAGTGAACAAGGTGCTGGTGATCGCGCCCCTCAGAGTCGCCCGTGACACATGGCCTGCCGAGGTAAAGAAGTGGGATCATTTACAGAATATTGAGATCTCTGTCATTGTCGGCAGCGTTAAGGAGCGCACGGCAGCGGTGAATCACAATGCATTCATATACATCGTCAATCGCGAGAACGTGAAATGGCTCGTGGAGTATTACGAGAAAAACGGCCTCCGCTGGGATCTTGACATGATCGTCATTGACGAGCTGAGTTCCTTCAAGAACTATCAGTCACAGCGTTTCAAGTGGCTGCGGAAGGTGCGACCGTTCGTCAAACGATGGGTAGGGCTGACAGGTACGCCGACATCCAACGGTCTCATGGACTTGTGGGCGGAGATCGGTATCCTTGACGGCGGCGAAAGGCTCGGACGATTCATCGGGCGCTTTCGTGAAAGCTACTTCAAGCCGAGCAGCATGAATCCAAGCACAGGTGTCGTCTTCAGCTACACCCCACGTCCCGGTGCGGAGGAACAGATATATCAGAAGATCTCCGACATCACCATTTCGATGAAAGCACTGGACTATCTGGATATGCCGGAATGTGTGTATGTCAACCATGAGGTCGAGATGAACGCGGCGGAGCGAAAGCTCTACGATCAGTTAAAGCATGACCTCATCATTCCGCTTGAGGACGGTGATATTGATGCGGCAAATGCGGCATCGCTCTCCAATAAGCTGCTTCAGATGGCGAACGGTGCTGTCTATGACGAGAACAAGGAAGCCCGTACCATTCACAGCCGGAAACTTGAAATGCTGGAAGACCTGATCGAGGCTGCAAACGGACAGCCTATTCTGATCGGTTACTGGTTCAAGCATGACCGAACCCGCATCATCGAGCATCTGACTGCCTGCGGCTATGCTCCGAGGGATATTAAGGATTCCGACGATATCACAGACTGGAATGCAGGAAACATTCCGGTCGCTCTCATACACCCTGCATCGGCAGGACACGGACTCAATATACAGTCCGGCGGTCATATCTTGATCTGGTTCGGACTGACATGGAGCCTTGAACTCTATCAGCAGACCAACGCCCGACTCTGGCGACAGGGACAGCAGCACACTGTCACGATCCACCACATCGTAACAAAAGACACCGTGGACGAGGATGTACTCAAAGCTCTCGCTTCAAAGGACGTGACCCAGGAGAAGTTGATTGCAGCGGTCAAAGCAAGATTGTAACAATATACAGTCTGTATGATCTGCCCCTTATTGACGACATAAAGACGGCAAAGCGACGACAAATCGGTTACGCCGCACACCACGGAGGTGAATTTCTATGGCACGTAAGAATAAACGCTTGAAAACAGAATACCACAGAGGGCTCGGCTTCGATCCGAGAAAATATATTACTACGCCGGTAAAACCGGTGCAGCACCACACCACCGCTCACAAACCGCAGCGCGGCGATATCTGGTTTGCGGATCTCGGCAGTCATCCGGATTCCAGCGTGCAGGGCGGCACCCGCCCCGTTGTTATTATTTCAAACGACATCGGCAATGCTCATGCCGATACCGTCAATGTGCTTCCGATGACAAGACACCTGAAAAAGCCGGAGCTGCCTTGTCATACACAGCTTGATCCATACAGCGTTACTGGCGGCGGTCAGCTTCTCGCACCGTCTATGGTTCTGGCGGAACAGCTCACCACCATCAGCAAGTATGCGCTGAGAACCTATGCAGGGCATATTTCCGATGATGAAGCGATGAACCGCATCGAAACCGCCGTGCTGTCACAGTTTGCTTTGGAAAGGAGTGTGCCTGAATGCCTGTAAATTTCGTGAATATCCCCGATGTGCTGAAACAGTCTGCATCGTTCTGTGTATGGAAGATGGAGAAGCGCAGCGGCAGACCTACGAAAGTGCCGTATAATCCGCGCACTGGCGCAATGGCGAGAACCAACGATCCGTCTACCTTCACAGACTTCAATACGGCAATGAAGTCCTATGCCATCGGCGGCTGGGACGGCATCGGCTATCGTGTCAGTGAGGGCATTGGCGCGATCGACATCGACCACTGTATCCGTGAAGACGGCAGCCTCAATGATGTCGCTGCTTCTATCCTCGGCATCTTTCCCGATGCCTACTTTGAACGCAGCCCTTCCGGTAGCGGACTGCGTGGCTTTTTCAAGCTGTCTCCCGATTTCGCCTATGATAAGACCGTGTATTACATCAACAACCGCAAGCACGGTCTGGAGGTCTATCTCCCTGGCGTGACGAACAGATTTGTTACTGTCACCGGCGATATGTTCCGGGGCGGTGCGGTCACCCGAAATGACGATGCTCTGCGCACATTGCTGGACACCTTCATGAAGCGCAGCACCCGTGTATCTTCCAAGACTGTCGAGCCTGCATCCTATCTCGATGACGAGGGCGTTATTGCTCATGCATCAGCATCGGAGTCCGGTGACAAGTTCAAGGCGCTCTATGCCGGAAACTGGGAGGAGGGCTACGACTCCCAGTCCGATGCGGACATGGCGCTCGTATCTATTCTTGCTTTCTGGTGCGGCAATGTCGAGGAACAGATCGACCGTATCTTCCGCACCTCCGGACTGATGCGTGACAAATGGGATCGTATGACTGGCGACAGCACCTATGGACAGATCACCATCCGTAATGCAGTGTCCACTAACGGCGAGATCTACACACCGATCATGACAGGCTCCGCCGAGGATGACTTTGAAGCACTTGACGAGGAAGAAGCTGAGGTGCTGACCTTCGAGCCGGATCTCAGCCATATCACGCTCACCATCGAGGAGATGCGGCCGCACACCAAGCCCCGCTATCAACGTGATGAGATCGGAATCGGCTATGCGTTTGCCGATTACTTCAAGCCCATCGCGCGTTTTGACCGGGAACGTGGCATCTGGTATGTCTATGACGGTAAGGTCTGGCAGCCGGACGAGAATGCGCTCGCCGTGGCAGAGCTTGCGAAGATCCTCGCAGACAGGCTGTATTCCTTTGCACTCCAGATCACTGACGAGGACACCCGCAACCGCTATATCAAGCGAGTGCAGAAGCTCCAAATGCGAAAGAACCGCCGTACCATGATCGAGGATGCAAAGTCCGTCTATCCGGTATCTCACACTGTTTTTGACCGCAACACTGATCTGTTCAATTGTCAGAATGGCACGCTGAACCTCACCACAGGAGAGTTCCGTCCGCATGATCCAGCAGACTTTCTCACGATGATGTCCGGCATCACCTACGATCCCGATGCGACCTGTCCGAGATGGGAGCAGTTCATTTCTGAGGTCATGTGCAATGACAAGGACCTCGCACTTTATCTGCAGAAGGCACTCGGCTATGCTCTCACGGGCGACACATCTTTGGAGTGTCTGTTCATCCTCTATGGTGCAACCTCTCGTAATGGTAAGGGAACCACTATGGAGACATTTTTGAAGATCATGGGCGACTACGGAAAAACCTCCAATCCTGAGATGCTATCTACGAAATTCGGCAACACCAATGCATCCGGTCCGTCTGAGGAGATCGCTCGCCTTGCAGGTGTGCGTTTCGTCAATATCTCCGAGCCGGAGAAGAAGATCACATTCAATGCAGCACTGGTAAAAAGAATGACGGGTAACGATACGCTGAATGCGCGTTTCCTGCATGAGAATTCTTTCGATTTCCGCCCGAACTTCAAGATTTTCATCAATACCAACTACAAGCCGTCCGTGTCCGATATGACGCTGTTTTATTCCAATCGTCTAAAGCTCATCCCATTCAAACGTCATTTCGAGGAGCATGAGCAGGACAAAGGCCTCAAAGCATTCTTTGCAACTCCTGAGAGTCAGTCTGCTATCTTCAACTGGTGCTATGCAGGGTATAAGTTGTTCCGGAAGCAGGGACTCGATGATCCGGCTGCTGTTACGGAAGCGACTAAGGAGTATCAGGACGAGTCTGACCGCATCGGGCAGTTTGTGGATGCATGGCTCGAAGAAGGCGAAGCATACGAGGAGCGTACCTCTGCTGTTTATCGTCTTTATGGGCAGTGGTGCGATAAGTATGGCTACCGCAAGGAGAACAGCACCAACTTCAATAATGCGATCCAGCGTTTCTTCCCCATTGTGCGTAAGCGTCCAAATGACGGCAGTGGTAGTCAGACGACTATGCTTGTAGGTTGCCGTTTTCTGAAGCATGAGAACGGCGAACTGGATCATGCGGCGACCGAGGATGACGATGCAGCATTTTCGTAAGCCATCTTTTGCCCTGTCAACCTTGAATAGCCAGCCATATTGTCGCGGCGTGTAGCAGAACGAGAATCGCAAGATTTGTGCATTTTTCTCAATTCTACGCACTTTTCAAGGCGTGTCGCAGGTTGTCGCAGGTTTTTTCGGTGTTTATTATATATACTTCTCTTTATATATATTACTATATTTACTTGCGACAACTTGCGACAAATATAAATAAATAATAAAAAAGTAAGTAGAATAGGGATTTTATGGATATTTGCCTACCAACTTGCCAGAGATCGTAAGATACAAACTGTGGGCAGAGACAGGCGCTGACAGCGCCACGGTGTGTATCGGACAGGCTTGGCAAGGTGAGAGGTTTCAAAAACATTTTCAGGAGGAAAAAACTATGAGAATCATTACAAGTGAACAGGTATCCGCAGGACACCCCGACAAGATCTGTGACCAGATCGCAGACGCTATCGTGACCGACTGCATTCAGCATGACCGCAGCAGCCGTGTTGCCATCGAGTGCCTTTTCAAGAACCGCTGCCTTGTCATTGCCGGTGAGCTGACCAGTACCCATGAGCCGGACTACAAGGCACTGGTGCAGCAGGTGTTCGACCGCATCAACAACGGCGGAGCTGAGAATAGCGATGCCGGTCTTGACTACAAACTGGACTTCACAGCCGACGATCTGGACATTGCGATACTGGTCGATCATCAGAGCAATGATATCGCGCTCGGTGTGAACAGTGGCGGTGCAGGCGATCAGGGCATGATGTACGGCTATGCGACCAACGAAACACCGGAACTGCTCCCGATCCCGTTTGTGCTTGCGACCAGGTTTCTGGAACTGCTCAAAGCGTACCCTTGCCGTATGCTGAAAGCAGATGCCAAGGCGCAGGTCAGCTTCGACTACGACAGCGGCTGTATCACTACATTCCTCTGCTCCGTTCAGCATATCCGCGATGTGGATGTTGAGGATTTCAGACCGATTATCGAAAGGCTGATGGTAAGAACGGCGACAGAGTACGGGCTGAACACCGACTTCACAAAGCTCGTGAACCCGACCGGCAGATTCGTCCTCGGCAGCTCCTTTGCTGACTGCGGTGTGACCGGACGTAAGCTCGCCTGCGATACCTATGGCGGCATCGGGCACATCGGCGGCGGTGCAATGTCCGGCAAGGACCCGTCCAAGGTTGACCGCAGCGGTGCCTATGCCGCCCGTAAGATTGCGAGAGATATCGTCAGCGCCGGCTATGCGGACAAAGCAGAGGTGCAGATCGCTTACGCCATTGGCGTGGCAGAACCGGTGTCTGTTTATGTGGAGACCTTCGGCACAGAGCATCAGGATAGGGCGTTCATCGAGCATTATGTCCGTGAGAACTATGACCTCACACCGAGAGGCATTATCGAAAGCCTCGGTCTGCTGGATGTAGATTATAACAAGGTTTCCGCCTACGGACACTTTGGAAAGCGGGGGCTTCCGTGGGAGAAATAAAATTTTTCTAAAAACTTTTGCAACGATACCCACAAAATACCCCCCTGAAACGCTATATAGTAGAGGCTCATTTACGAGGCTCGAAAACAGGAGGTGAAGCCAATGCCCAAGAGACCGAACACACCATGCCGGCATCCCGGCTGCGCGGCTCTCGTTCCCTACGGTACGAAGTACTGTGACAAGCACCGTTCCCTCCACCCGGAGGAGACACGCTCGGCAGGCAGCCGAGGCTACGGCACAGCGTGGAACAAAGCCCGCAAGCGTTACCTTGAGACCCATCCGCTGTGTGTGGAGTGCTTGAAGCAAGGGCGGTACGTCAAGGCGACTGATGTCGACCACATCAAGCCGCATCGAGGAGACAGTGTTCTCTTCTGGGATCAGAGCAACTGGCAGAGCCTTTGTCACCGTCACCACAGCATCAAGACCCGAAACGAGGATCACACCCCTGAGTACAAGTACTGAATGCGGCTCACCGACCTACTCTGCGATTCAGACTCGACTCAGGGGTGTATCTATGGGGCGGGCTGGGGGCTGGGGCGCCCCTCCGGGGGCGGTCGAAATCTCTAAAATGAGGGCAGCACAAGACCGTCGGCCCCTCTCGTGTGAAAAAACGCGAATTTGCAAGGGCCCCGGTCATTTGGGACCCTGACAGAGATATATTAGCTGTAAATGAAATACTGTGCAGAAAACAGAAAACGCAGATTTTTCGTGCTTTTCCATATGCTGCCGTAGGAAACTGCGGCGGCAGGATACATACAGAGTTTCGTTACAAAATGCACTGTAAAACGGCGAATTTACGTCAAAAAGCGATAGAATTAGCACATTTTTAGCGCCAAACCGCATTTTACAGTTTTATTCTTGGCGGAGCCCGTGTGGATACCGAAAACCGCATAAAATCAGAAGTTTCGAGGTGAATCAGATGACAGATTCTCAAAAATATCAAGTACGAATTATGCGGATGCAGGGCATTGGATATAAGGCAATAGCAAGGTCGCTGGGCTTGAAAACCAATCAGGTGCAGCTCTTTTGCAAGGCTCACGGTCTTGCAGGAGACAATCATCTGGTCGATGTCAACTATCAAATCTGGTGTCAGCAAAACAACCGCTGTCCGGTCTGCGGTGCAAAGGTCACCCAGCCGAGGACAGGACGGCGAAAACGCTTCTGTTCCGGACGGTGCAGAACAAGATATTATCGTGAAAAACTGGAGGAATCAAAATGCTTGTAACCGTTTTGTGCCTTACTTACATGATGATCATCATCCTGATCCATGCGATCTGGATATCTTCGATCATCAAGCATGACGGGAAATGCCACTACAACGACTGCGGTCACTGTCCGTATGACGCCTGGTGTCCGATGCAGGAGGAGGAAAAACATGACACTGACAGAGAACTTCATTCGTGATGCGATACAGCTTGACAGCGGTGCAGAGGTCATGTACGGCAGCGATCAGATCTATGACACCTACCCCTGCCGCTTTCCGACTGTCGAGTTCCAGCTCATGGCAACGGATGCACTTGCGGAGGTCACAGACCGCATCCGAATGGAGAAAGGCTATCTCCCGATGCATCCGAGGGACGGAAGAACGGACGATGTAGACAATGACGGTTGGTATGATTTCTATGTAGGAGTTTCAAAATTACCCGGCGACCATCAGCAGTGTCAGCTTGACAGCAGCATCAGCTTTGTGGTCGTCAATTCCGATTCAGATGACAACGAGGATATGTACACAATCGACCTGACCGAAACAGAGCGTGAGTGTGTGTATGAGATACTGAACCGACAGTGCCGGAGGTATCACGGCAAGGACTGCGCCGAACTTCTGGCAGAGTCTGAAAAGGAGCTGATGGATACAGCATGAGAATTATCAAGCGAAACGGCGCAGAGGTGCCGTATGACTGTGAAAAGATCAGAGCCGCAATTACTGCGGCAAACGATGAGATGGATTCCGGCGACAGGATCACAGATACAGTAATCGGCTTTATTGCTGGTAATGTAGAAAAGCGATGTGAGGCACTTGCAAGGCCTGTCCATGTCGAAGAAGTCCAGGACATGGTTCTTGATGAACTGGACAGGGCCGAAGCTTACAAACTTGCACGGCACTACAGCGAATACAGACTCCTGCATGAACAGCAGCGCCGGATGAACACAACGGACGGCAAGATTCTCAGTCTCCTTGAGAGGAACAACGAGGAGGCAAAACAGGAGAACGCCAACAAGAACCCGATCATCAACAGCACGCTCCGTGACTATATGGCGGGGGAGGTCAGCAGAGACATCTGCCGCAGATTCCTGTTTCCGGAGGATGTGATCGCCGCCCACGATGACGGGATCATTCATGTACACGATTTGGACTACATCGCAGAGCCGATGCACAACTGCTGTCTGGTGAATCTGGAGGATATGCTTCAGAACGGCACAGTGGTATCCGGTACTATGATTGAGAAGCCGCACAGCTTTTCGACTGCCTGCAATATCGCAACGCAGATCATTGCACAGGTGGCATCAAATCAGTACGGCGGACAGACGGTATCTCTGGCACATCTTGCGCCTTTCGTGGATATCAGCCGACAGAAAATTCGTGCCGAGGTGTTCGAGGATGTGAACTGCGACTGCGGCGCAAAGCTAAGTGACGAGGAACTGAACCACATCGTTGAGAAACGAGTTCGCCGGGAAGTCAAGCGAGGCGTGCAGACGATACAGTACCAGATAAACACACTGCTCACCACCAACGGGCAAACACCGTTTGTAACGGTGTTTATGTATCTGGACGAGGCACCGGAGGGACAGACCAGAGATGACCTTGCACTCATTATCGAGGAAACGCTGCTTCAGCGTATCGAGGGTGTCAAAAACGAAAAGGGGGTCTGGATCACCCCGGCATTCCCGAAGCTGATCTATGTTCTCGATGAAGACAATATCACCGAGGACAGCCGCTACTGGTATCTGACCGAGCTTGCTGCCAAGTGTACGGCAAAGCGCATGGTGCCCGACTATATCTCTGCCAAGATCATGAAAAAGCTGAAGGGTGATGTGTATGCCTGCATGGGGTGCCGCAGTTTTCTCACACCGTCTACCGATCACAAGTATTATGGCAGATTCAATCAGGGCGTTATCACGCTGAATCTGGTGGATGTGGCGTGTTCAGCAGACGGTGATACAGAAAAGTTCTGGCAGCTTCTGAATGAACGCTGCGAACTGTGCCGCAAGGCTCTGATGTGCATGCATGACAGGCTGACAGGAACACCGTCCGATGTTGCGCCGATCCTCTGGCAGTACGGCGCACTCGCAAGGCTCGGCAAAGGCGAGGTCATTGATGATCTGCTATACAACAATTACAGCACCATTTCCCTCGGCTATGCCGGCATTGCGGAAATGACCTACCGCATGACAGGCTGTTCGCATACAGAGTCGGAGGGAAAATCCTTCGCCATTTCAGTGATGCAATTCCTGAACGACAAGTGCAGCAAGTGGAGAGCCGAAACAAACATCAGCTTTTCGCTGTACGGCACGCCGATGGAGAGCGTCACCTACAAATTTGCACAATGTTTGCAGCGCAGACACGGCATCATTCCTCATGTGACCGACAAGAGCTATATCACCAACAGCTATCATGTCCATGTGACTGAGCCGATCGATGCCTTCAGCAAGCTAATTTTTGAGGCAGAGTTTCAGGAGCTTTCTCCGGGCGGTGCGATCAGTTATGTGGAAGTACCGAATCTGCAAAACAATATCCCTGCAGTGCTGGTGCTCATGAGACACATCTACGAAACGATTCTGTACGCCGAACTGAATACCAAGTCCGATTACTGTCAGGCTTGCGGCTATGACGGCGAGATCGGGATCGTGGAAGAAGACGGCAAGCTGATCTGGGAATGCCCGAACTGCGGCAACCGGGATCAGCGGACGCTGAATGTCTGCCGCCGTACCTGCGGCTACCTCGGAACCCAGTTCTGGAATCAGGGACGCACTGCCGAAATAAAGGACAGGGTGATGCATCTTTGAATTACTGCGGTCTGAACAAAAACGACATCGCTAATGGCGAAGGTGTCAGAGTCTCGCTGTTTGTCAGCGGATGCCGGAATCACTGCAAGGGCTGTCATAACCCCGGAGCCTGGGATTTCGGCTACGGCAAGCCGTTCACTAAAGAAACTGAAGATGAGATCATTGAAGCCCTGCGTCCCTCGTGGATACAGGGGCTTTCTGTTCTCGGCGGTGAACCCTGCGAGGAGGAAAATGAGGAAGTCCTGATCCCGTTTCTGAAACGGATAAAACTTGAGTCTCCGAATTCGGACACTTGGCTGTTCTCCGGATACACCTACGAGATGCTGCAGGGCGAGGAAATTCTCAGGTACGTTGATGTACTTGTTGACGGTCCGTTTCTGCTGGAACAGAAGGATATCTCGCTTGCTTTCCGGGGCAGCCAGAATCAGCGCATCCTCCGCCTGCGCGGCGGTGAGGTAGTCTGGTAACCCCGCCCTCAGTCGAGGGGGCGGAGCTTCCGGGCGTACACCTTCTCGATGAACTGCCGCTGGCGGTCGTTCTCCAGCTCGTAGACCACCCGGTGGTGATTCCGGTCGATCTTTTCGAGCAGAATCACATGATCCTGCATGGCGGTCTTGAGCTGTGTGCCCTTCTGGTAGTTGTTGATGATAACCTCGTACTTCATATCTGTATCCTCCGTGTTCTGCATTTGGCGGGGCTTTCCCGCCTCCGTTGTACCCATATTACCATAGCTTCGGTATTATAGCAAGCGGCTAAATGTACAGAACATCGAGCGCAGATAATGCACATTCTTTGTGCAGATCATGACCAGGAAAGGAGCCGTATGAGCGAAAAAACAAGAAAAGCAAACCTCGCATTGTGCTGAAGAATGCAGTGCGGTGCGATAAGTGCGGATGTGCATTTGTGCCGGAAACACTGACGCAGCGTGAGGGTGAGATCGAATACAGCTTCTTCCGCTGCGACTATTGCGGCAAGGCGTATCTCGTATCCGTTACGGATGCAGACCTCTGCAAGGATATCCGCAGATACAGAACGCTTGCGGAAAAGCACAAGATCAAGCCGCTGAGTGAACAGTCGCTCCGCGAGATGGCTGCGCTGAAAGAGCAGAACTTAAAACGAGCCGCAAAGCTACGGCAGTTGTACTATGTGGAGGGATGAGATGAAGACAGCAGAACTTCGTGTGATCCCTGTCACGGAGCTGAAGCCTGCGGCATATAACCCGCGCAAAAAGCTGAAGCCCGGCGACAAGGAATACGAAAAGATCAAAAACAGCATCGAGGAATTCGGCTTTGCCGATCCGCTGGTAGTCAACGCCGACATGACCATCATCGGCGGGCATCAGCGACTGACCGTAGCGATGGCGCTCGGATACACCGAGGTACCCTGTGCGGTGGTGGACATCGACAAGGTCAGAGAAAAGGCGCTGAACATTGCGCTCAACAAGATCACCGGCGCATGGGACGAGAGCCTTCTGGCTGAACTGTTGCAGGACATTCAGGACAGCGACTTCGACCTCGGAAAGATCGGCTTTGATCCGCCGGAGATCGAGCAGCTTTTCAATCAGGTACACAATAAAGACATCAAGGAAGATGACTTTGATATTGAAGAAGAGCTGAAACAGCCGACCTTCTCAAAACTCGGTGACCTGTGGATTCTGGGCAAGCACCGTATCGTCTGCGGTGACAGCACCAAGTCGGAAACCTACGAGCTGCTTATGAACGGTGAAAAAGCAAATCTCCTGCTGACCGATCCGCCGTACCTCGTAGCATACAGCAATACCTCCGGCAGCATCAAGAACGATGACCTTTCGGATAAGGAAGGCTATGAATTCCTGAAAAGCGCATTTGCCTGTTTCAAAGAGAACCTTGCAGATGATTCTGCGGTGTATGTTTTCTACGCGACATCAAAATCGAGGGTGTTCTATGACGCTTTCGAGGATGCCGGATTCCGTGTTTCTTGCGGATTGGTCTGGCGCAAGGACAGGCTTGTGCTGTCGAGGACGGACTATCAGCAGAACTTCGAGCCTGTGATCTACGGCTGGAAAAAGGACGGCAAGCACACATGGTACGGTGACCGTAAGCAGACCACCTGCTTTGACTTCGACCGTCCGAAAAGCTCCAAAGCCGAGGGTGAGGGACATCCGACTGCAAAGCCTGTACCGCTGATGGCATATCTCATCAAGCAGTCCACCATGACAAACGGCATTGTGCTGGACGGCTTCCACGGTTCCGGTTCTACCATGATCGCCTGTGAACAGCTCGACCGAAAATGCAGAGCTGTAGAATTGGATGAAAAGTTTGTGGACGTTCAAGTGAAGCGGTATATCAAATTCCGCGAGGGCAAGTACGATGATGTGTATGTCATCCGTGACGGACAGAAGCTTTCCTTCGATGAAGCGGTGGCAGCGATGCCGACAGCAGAGGGTGGTGATACGAATGGGTGAACTGAAACCTCTGCTTCATGTGGTCTCCTTCAGCGGCGGGAAAGACAGCACTGCGATGCTCCTGAAGATGTTAGAAATGGGAATGCAGGTTGATCTGGTGCTGTTTTGCGATACCGGATTAGAATTCCCGGCACTGTATGACCATGTACACAAAGTCGAACAGGATACCGGCATGAAGGTTACGACTGTCAAGAGCGAATATACCTTTGAATATCTCATGCTCCATAAGCCAATCAAACGGAAAAAGCCGGAACTGCGCGGCAAGACCGGATACAGTTGGGCGGGACCGCTGATGCGGTGGTGTACCAATCTTCTGAAAACAGTACCCCGTGAGAAATTCCTCAGCGAACTGCGAAAGAAGTACACGGTGATCGAGTACATCGGCATCGCCGCCGATGAGACGGAGCGCATCACGCACAAGTGCAACAGCCGACCGAAGGTCCGGCTGCCGCTTGTGGAGTGGGGCATGACCGAAGCCGACTGCCTGCAATACTGCAAGGAACGCGGCTACGACTGGGGCGGTCTGTATGAGAAGTTCGGACGAGTATCCTGTTGGTGCTGTCCGCTGCAGCCGCTGAACGAGCTGCGGATTCTGTATTTCGATTTCCCTGATCTCTGGAAACAGCTCAGAGCATGGGATGATGCAACATGGCGCACCTTCAAGCCCGGATGGTCAGTCCGGAAACTGGAGGCTCGTTTTGATTTTGAACTGGAATGGCAGACGGACGGAAATCAGCTCGGCACCAAGGAATTCCGCAAGGCGCTGAAAAAGAGACTGGAGGATGTCGATGGCTGATGTGAAATGTGAGCTGTATCACGATAATTTCCAGAACTTCAAATCCTACTGCATTCCGAAAGCACAACTCGTCATCGCAGACATTCCCTACAATATCGGCGGGGACTTTTACGCATCCCGTCCCGACTGGTATGTGAACGGTGACAATCAGAACGGTGAAAGCAGCAAAGCGCACAAGGCTGCATTCCACACGGATTACACCTTCAACATCGCTGAATACTTCGCCTTCTGTAACCGGCTGCTCAAAAAGGAGCCGTCCAAAGGTGAGAAGGATGCTCCCTGCATGATCGTATTCTGTGCCTTTCAGCAGATACCCGAGGTCATCCGGCAGGCGGAGAAATACGGCTTCAAGAAGTATCAGTTTTTGTGCTTTATGAAGAATTACAGTCCGCAGGTGCTGAAGGCGAACATGAGGATCGTGGGCGCAACGGAGTATGCTCTGGTGCTGTATCGGGGAAAGCTGCCGAAGTTCCGCAATACCGATGCATACGGCAAGAGGCACATGATCTTCGACCATTTTGACTGGATGCGGGACGGCAAGGATATCCCGAAGATACATCCTTCGCAGAAGCCGATTTCCGTACTGAAACGTCTGATCGGGATATTTACCGACGAGGGTGATGTGGTCATCGATCCCTGCGCCGGTTCCGGCTCAACGCTGCGTGCGGCGAGGGAGCTTGGCAGACACAGCTACGGCTTTGAAGTCAGCCGGGATTTTTATAATAAAGCCTGTGAACTGATGCTTGGGGAGGATACCGATGACGAAGCATGAATGCGCGGTCGTGACCGCTTACACAGAGATTTCTATGCTCAAGGGCGATGATCTGAAATATCTGTATGACTATCTTTCCGGCTTTATCGGCAGACCGGTGTATACACACGAGATTCCTGCGGTGGCGATGGCTTACAGAGAGCAGATCAGGGAGGACTTCCTCAATCTGTGCAGGAACGCAAAGGAGGCGGATGATGGATAAGAAACACTTGACCCTCGGCAGCCTGTTTGACGGCTCCGGGGGCTTTCCGCTTGGTGGCATCCTCGCAGGGATCGAGCCAAGGTGGAGCAGCGAAATTGAACCTTTTCCGGTGCTTGTCACGCACAAGCGGCTGCCGCAGGTGCAGCACTACGGTGATGTATCTACGCTAAACGGCGCAGAGCTTCCGCCGGTGGATATCATCACCTTAGGCAGTCCTTGTCAGGACCTGTCTATTGCGGGCAAGCGTGCCGGAATCCATGACGGTGATCGGTCGAACCTGTTCTTTCAGGCGATCCGCATCATCAAAGAAATGAGGGATGCAACAAATGGACGATATCCGCGATACTGCGTCTGGGAAAATGTCCCCGGCGCTTTCTCATCCAACGGAGGAAACGACTTCAAGGCTGTCCTCGAAGCAGTTATCGGAGTTAAAGAAAAAGGGATCGAGGTGCCTGCGCCTGAAAATCACAGATGGGCAAAATCAGACGTGTATCTGGGAGACGGATGGAGCGTGGCTTACCGAGTTTTCGATGCTCAATACTGGGGTGTCCCCCAACGCAGAGCAAGAATCTACCTTGTCGCAGATTTTGCTGGCGGAAGTGCCGGAGAAATACTATTTAAGTCCGAAGGCGTGTCTGGGTATACTCCGCAGGGCTTCCGTGCGTGGCAAGGAGCTGCCGGAGGTGCTGAAGAAGGCACTGGAGAGACAGGCGGGCGGTCTGACGCTGGAGGTGGAACCCTCTGCCTGAATACACAGGGCAACAGCGGCGTCGGCATCACCGAGAACAAGGCTCTCGCACTGGTCGCACAGGATCACGGCAACCATCCGGCGGTACTTCATGCGGCGGGATTCTCCACAGAACACAGTGCCAAAGCACGCAGCATCGGATACGAGGAGGAAGTCTCCCCGACACTGAGGGCAGGAGTTGTTCCCGCCGCACTCTCGGTCGAAAACCATCCGACGGACGGTCGGGTGAAGATCCGTGAGGACGACACCTGCCAGACACTTTGCAGCAGAGCCGGGACGGGCGGCAACAATGTACCGCTTGTCGCTGAACCGATCACGCTGAAAATCAGGTCAGGCTGCGAAGGCGGCGGCAAGGGCGCTCTCTGGCAAACTGATAAATCTGCTACGCTTGCTACCAACAACGACCAGACACTCTTTCAGCCAGAGATCAAAGCCTTCGGTGTATGCAGCAAGCATTCCAATGCGATGATGTCCGACAATCCGCACAGCGGATTCTATGAGGCGACCACAAGCAGAACGCTCGACCGAAGTGGTGGAAATTCTGTGACATCGAATCAGGGCGGCATCTGCGTGGTAGCACCTGCACCGGAGACCTTCGATGTGCGTTTCACATCGGACGGCACGAAAAATGCTCGTGGGCATTGTTACCCGACAGACATTTCCCGATGCCTTGATACGAGCGAGGCGAACCCGGACAGCAATCACGGAGGAGTTGCGGTGGTGGCTCTCGAACCGGGGGCGGCATCCCGTATCGGCGGTCATGTATACAGTGACGGCAAAAGCGGCACGCTCCGTGCAAATGCCGGAGACAATCAGCAGGCTGTTGTGGTAGCCGAGAAGGAGACCTATGCACTGCAAGGCTCGATGATCGGTCGCGCCGATCAGAACGGACCGCAGGGTGATGGTATCAATGAAGATGTGTGCTTTACGCTGAACACAACAGACAGGCATGCTGTCGCAGCACCGGATGCCGATCACTACAGCACAAGCAAGAATTCTCACCACACAGTCGCCGCACATGAACAGGCAAACACGCTGGTCGCATCCGACTGGAAGGATCCTCCGCTTGTGAACGACCTTCCGAATGACGAGCCGGTATATATCGTTCGTCGTCTGACTCCGGTGGAGTGCGCCAGATTGCAGGGATTCCCCGACTGGTGGTGTGCCGACCTTGCGATTCCCGATCCGACCGATGAGAAGATCACCTTCTGGACGGAGGTCTGGGAGACATGGCGGCGGGTCACAAACCCCAAGGGAAAACCGAAAACTGAAAAGCAAATCAGGAAATGGCTTGCTGATCCCTACACGGATTCCGCAGAGTACAAGCTGTGGGGCAACGGGATCTCACTGCCGATTCCATACTTCGTGCTTTCGGGTATCGCTTGGGTGGCGCAGAGAGATACACAAAAGTGAACGCATAACGCGCCCGTTTTGAAAGCATCGGAAAAAGACGAACCTGCGTCGGTTCAGTGCCGATGAGATACACTTATTTCGGATTTCTTGTCTCCGCCAAGCTCGATCTTTCCGTGCTTTTCCTCATATTTTTCAATGCAATCACGGATCAGGATCAAAACCTGACTGTTGGCAGAACGACCTTCGTAGTCAGCAACAACGTGAAGTTTATCAAGCATCTCCTGTTCAATGCGGATGGATACACTTTTGATAGCCATAAAACGAATTCCTTTCAGATATATTATGACTTTATTTTAGACCTATTCTGTGGTATAATGTTTGAAATGGATATAAATTGTATCTAAAATATATCTACAAGGAGTTGCACGATATGAAAATAGCAATTATTGGCTCACGAGGACTTCATGTGAATGACCTTGAACGGTATCTGCCGGAGGGTATCACAGAGATCGTCAGCGGAGGAGCGAGGGGTATTGATTCTGATGCACGGGCATACGCAAAGGCACACGGCATTCCGCTGAAGGAATTTCTGCCGGATTATGAACGCTTCGGACGAAGCGCCCCGCTGAAACGGAATCTGGAGATTATCGCCTATGCAGATGTGGTGCTGGCATTCTGGGACGGACAGTCACGCGGCACGAAATATGTGATAGACCATTGCCGGGAACAGCACGTTCCGGTCAGGGTTTTCGCACCGAAAAAGAAATAGTAATAAAGAAGCCATGCAGCAAATTGTGAACATTCTGATACTAAATCAGATGTTCTGCCGCAGGGCTTCTTTCTATTCTGTACTATGCACAATCTAAAGGGCAGACACGCCCCGTACATTCTCCGTTTTACAGTCTTGCATTCCGGGGCAAAAGACGGTAATATGTGACTACGAAAACGCCGCAGCCCAACGCACAAGGCTGAGGGGCGGCAGTAAAAACGGAGGTAATCATATGGAAATCAAGTTCAATATTGAAAAGAGCCAGCGCAAGGCACTGGCACAGAAAATCGGCGAGCTGACAGGAGCAGAGGTCAAGTACCTCGGTGTACCGGGCTGCAGATACCAGATCGACTTCTTCACCCTGGACAAAAACGCAGTCCTCAGTTTCAGCGACCGCATCGACACAGATATCGTAGAGAAGGTACTGAATGGGCTTGCAGAGGCAGGATATGAAAGCAAAACAGTAGCACCGCCGGAAGAAACGGATGCTTCGGCTGAATCAGAGCCGGATATCCCTGACGAACCGAGCAGCGGATTTCCGCTGCTCGCAAGCATCAGCTTCCCGATTGCAGAGCACACGGTGCAGAGCCTTACAAACCTTATCTGCATGATCCACTCCCGCGGCGCACTTCTCAGCAAGGCGACCGGCGGACAGTTCTTCGCAGACAAGAGCCTCGCCGATGCGATCCTCGATGACAAGACCTTCCGCAGCATCCACGAGCTTATCGCCTACATCAGAGTATGGGAGGAAACGAATCCCGAACTGAAGGGCATCCGTTTCGCCGATGACAAACTGATCTTTGACGGCTTCGGTGCAGCACAGGATGCCGAGACGGTGAAGACCTTCACCAAGCTCGCCGCAGCTATGAACAAGATGGCGATCACGCAGAAACGTGTGCAAGCAAAGGATGTCGATGACAGCAACGAAAAGTACGCACTCCGCATCTGGCTGATCCGCCTTGGGCTGAACGGTGCTGACTTCAAGGTTGACCGCAAGCGCCTCATGGCTCCGCTTTCCGGACACACCGCATTCCGCAACGATGAGGAGCGTGAACGCTGGGAGGCAAAGCAGAAGGCAAAGCGTGATGTTGCCAAAGAAGAACAGAACGAGGAGGAAGAGAACAATGCAGTTTCCGAATGAACGACAGCTCAGAGCCTTGCGGGAGCGTTATCCCGAAGGCACCCTTATCCGACTGAAGCACATGGACGATCCCTACGCACCAGTGCCGCCCGGAACAATCGGCGAGGTTCAGATGGTCGATGACGGCGGCAACATACACATGGTCTGGCAGAACGGCAGAACGCTCTCCCTTATAGAAGGCGTGGATGATTTCCAGGTCATTTCTGACCGCAATGGGGGCCCCGGAAAATAGAAGAGCCTATTCCATTGTATCCGAGTATACCATAGAATTTCAAGGATATCAAGTGTACACATACACCAGATATGCGCAATGTATTTTCCTCGATATTCTGTGGTTTTAGCGGCTTGCTATATCCTCCGAAAGACGGTAACATGTGACACAACGGAAGGGCAAACGCCCACCGAAAAACCGAATCGGAGGATACAAAAATGACTGAGAAGACCGCACAGCAGCAGAGCAGAACGAAGGAGCAGTCGATAGGGGTGGAGATCGAGATGAACAACATCACCCGCAAGGCTGCCGCAAAGCTCGCCGCCGACTTCTTCGGCACCGGCCGCACCGAGTACACCGCACACCGCAACGGCTACGAAACCTACAGCGCATGGGATGCACAGGGACGCGAGTGGAAATTCCAGAAGGACGTCAGCATCGCAGGCCCCGACAGCGAAAAGTGCGAACTGGTCACACCGATCCTGCACTACGCAGACATCGAAACCCTGCAGGAGCTTGTGAGAAAGCTCAGGAAGGCAGGAGCGCGCAGTGATTACACGCGGGGATGTGGAGTCCACTGCCACATTGGAGCCCAGGGACACACACCGCAGACCTTGAGAAACCTCGCAAACCTGATGGCAAGCCACGAAACCCTGATCGCCGAGGCAATCAGAGTAGACCAGAGCAGAATGCGCCGCTACTGCAGAACAGTTGACCCGAGATTCCTTGAACAGCTCAACCGCAAAAAGCCCACCACGATGGCACAGCTTGCGGACATCTGGTACGGCGCACAGGGCTGCGAATACGGCAGAACCCACCACTACAACGACAGCCGCTATCACATGCTCAACCTCCACGCTACCTTCACCAAAGGCACGGTCGAGTTCAGACTTTTCCAGTTCGCACCGCCTTCCAACGGCAAGCAGAACGGGCTCCACGCAGGCAAGCTCAAGAGCTACATTCAGCTCTGCCTCGCAATGAGCCAGATGGCAAAGGACCTGCGGAGCGCCAGCCCCAAGGAACAGCAGAAGGAAAACAAAAAGTTCGCCATGCGGACTTGGCTGATGAGAATGGGATTCATCGGGGATGAATTCGCAACGGCGAGAGAGGTCCTCACTGAGAATCTTACGGGCGACAACAGCTTCCGCTTCGGCAGATCTTAAAGGCCTGCCCTTCGGGGCGGAAGAACAAGCGGAACGGCACGGCGGCGCACACAGCCGCCACGGTCTCGGCTCTCGCCTCGGTCGGTGCTTCTGCTTCGCAGAGGTTGCCACTGGCAACCCGCACCCCCGTGTGGGGCGGAAAGGGTATCCTCCGAATCGGTATCCCATCTCAGTCAACCGCGCCACACAACGCAAATGTAGGCAAGGCATAAAATGCACAACATACGGCACAGAATCGCCCTCGATGATCTGTTCATTTACTCGCTTGATAATGCCGCCGAAATGAGTTAACATAGCACTACCGCAAGGAAAAAACGCAAAGGAGAACATAGCATGAACAAGAAAAAATACTACATAGCCTACGGCAGCAACCTCAACATCCGCCAGATGCGATTCCGCTGCCCAGGCGCAAAGCCCATCGGCATTTCCGCGATTCCTGACTACGAACTGCTCTTCAAGGGCAGCAAGACGGGAGCGTACCTCACCATCGAGCCGAAGGACGGCGGGCTTGTTCCGGTCGCCGTGTGGGAAGTGACAGCCGACGATGAGAAGCACCTCGACATCTACGAGGGCTACCCGAACTTCTACTACAAGAAGGAAGTCCGCCTGCCAATCAGGCTGGCAAACGGCAAGACCAAAAAGGTCACGGCATTTGTCTACATCATGCACGAGGAGCGTGAGATTGCGATCCCGTCAATGACCTACATCCGCACCTGCGAGGAAGGCTACCGCAACTTCGGATTTGATTTGAAGTACCTTGACAGGGCATACATGAGAAGCACAAAGGAGGACTGAAAATGAAAGAACAAGTTTTTGAAAAGCGTACATGTCCGAAATGCGGACGCACCTACACCGAGCGCCCTGCCCTATCCCGCTACGACAACGACACGATCATCTGCCCGGACTGCGGCACGAGGGAGGCACTCGAAAGCATGGGCATCAGCATCGAGGAACAGGACAAGATCCTCGGCATCATCCACGAGAAGTACAACGACGAATAAGGCGACATAAAGGGGCATTACAGCCCCTTTCCGCATTCTCAGGGATAACTTATCCCCCACTTTCCGGGCGTGACACGGCGCGTTCTGGCGCAAACTGTGGGCTTGTGTATATGTACCTGTTCAGCTTGCTGAAAACGGCGATTCTTCTACGATTTATTTTGCACATAGGCGTGGACATATCGCCGGGATCATGGTAATATGCTACACAACGGCAGGGGCAGACAGCCCACCGGAATTCATAACATGGAGGATACGAACATGAACGACAGCTACTTTGAGGAGATGACCTTCCAGTGCGCCGCCTATGAACGCGCCAAAAAGGAGCGCGCCGAGCGCAAGGCTCAGATTGCCGAAGCCCACGGCTACGACAGCCCGGAGATGGACGCTTGGTACGCTGAGGAGAAGGCGGCGGGTCCTTACCCCTACAGCGGCGGTGAGATGAAAGCCTACTGGGTGTACAAGATGCGCCGCGAGAACGACGGTGACGAGTTCGAGATGAGCGATTACTGCTGGGACAAGGAATTCCACGATTTCATCGAAACGCTCCGCAAGCTAGGCATCACCGAGTTCACGATCACCAATCAGAGCACGGCGCTGATGGAGAACATCTACGGATTTATTGCAGAAGGCTGCACGATGGTCGGAACGCACACCATCACCAAGAAGAGCCTGCGCTGGGGCGAGGAAGAATACGAAACGGCACAGGGCATCCTTTTCAAGGTGAACTGATATCGACAGGAGCAGGGCTTCGGCTCTGCTCCCCCTCCCCCTTTTCCTCATGTGTAAATCCTACAATACGAAAGGCTGAGATCGGCGATTCTTCTACGTTTTATTTTGCACATAGGCGTGGACTTATCAGCAGGATCATGGTAATATGTGACACAACGGAAGGGCAGAACGCCTACCGAAAAACGAAACGGAGGATAACACCATGAACCCCTACACACTGAGAAAGAGCCTGAACCTGATTGATGCCAACACGGCGATCACCCGCGAGGACTTCGAGAGCCTCTTCTGCAAGACTGCAGAGCGTGTCACCTTTACCTTCAACGGTTGGGACGGCAAGAGCTATGATGGCGAGAGCCGCAGCGGTTACGTTTACCGCACCATCATCGAGGGCTACGAGAATGTGAGATTCGTTAAGGTCGGCAAGGGACTGCATTACATCGATGAGGACAGCAGCATTACCGAGAAGGCTACGGGCATCGCCCACAAGGAAGCAGAGTGGCTGGTCGATGTGAAGAGAGCATAAGCAAAACAGCGGAGCCCTTCCTGCGGGGAGGGCTTACCGCAGAAAAAAAAACATGGAGGTTTACGAACATGAGTACGAATTCAAGAGTCGGAATCCTGCATCAGGACGGCGCCACGGAGACAATCTACTGCCATTGGGACGGCTACCCCGAACACCAGATGCCCATCCTCACCGAGCATTATAACACCGCCGAGAAGGTCAAGGCACTGCTTGCCCTTGGAGACATCAGCATCCTCGGCGAGCGCCTTGCTCCCGATGCGGATGAGCCGCACAGCTTCGAAAAGCCTGCCGATGGTGTGACGGTTGCTTACCACCGCGACCGCAAAGAGCCGATGCAGCCTGCGGTCACCCACAAGAGCGTTGTTTCCCTGATGAGCGATGACTGGGGCATTCCGTATTACTACCTTTTCGATGAGGAAAAAGGAGCATGGCTTCCGCCGACCGAGGACTGATAGGTTCAGCCCTGCGGGGCTGACTTGCCCCACGTTGTCCTTTGTGCGGTTTTCCTGCGATAAGCTTGCCCCTGCGGAAAGCCGCCTCACACGGCGCGTTTGTGTGCCTCCTGTGGGCTTGGTGCTATGTATACAACAAATGGCGCAGATACGCCGATTTTGTTCTGAACATTTAGCCGCTTGCTATTCCGGAAAGATCATGGTAATATGCTACACAACGGAAGGGCAAACGCCCACCGAATACAAAACACGGAGGTAAACCACCATGACAAAGAAGGAAATGAAAGCCGCAGTTGCCAAGCTGAAGATGCTGCAGAACGGCAAAGCCGCCCTTGAGGGAATGACCGAAGCGGACTGCCTTGAGCTTTTCGGGATCAGCAGAGCGCAGGCACTTGCAAACACAAACGCCGCCCTTGCCAAAACCGAGCAGGAGATTTTCAGAGCCGAGCATCCGCTGACAGGCATCGACAAACAGCTCTTCGAGATCGCAGCAAAGCACCTGATCACGGTGCAGGAGCGCGGAGACCTTGAAGCCCGCCACTGCGACAGCGAGGACTTCATCGAGGTTTCGGTCTGGGGGCTGGAAGCCGCCCTCAAGGATACCTACGAGGCAGGATGCAAGAGCAAGTAACCAAACGGAACAGCGCAGCCCTTCCGCAGGGAGGGGCTGCCAATCCCGAAGGAGGAAAGAACATGGATACATACGCACAGCTTGAAATGCTGACCGCAGTCATCGCAAACCTGTCGGCCACGGGAACATGGACGGAGCGAGAAGTGATGAAAACGCCGCTGGATGTCTTTGAACCGAAGGAGCTTGAACAGCTCGGCTACGGCGACTGCGTGAACGCATACTTGGAAGAGTACGGCGGATAGCGACGACACACGCACCACGTTGCCTCGTGTGGGGCGGTGCCGGGGAGATGCGTACAGCTTGCCCCTGCGAAAAGCCGCCCACACGGCGCATTTGTGTGCCTCCTGCGGCAAGGCATAATATGTACAACAACCGACAAAAAATCGCCTTGCACATTCTGGTAGTTTAGCCGCTTGATATATCTGCCGAAAAGAGTTATAGTGTGTACAACGGAACGGGAAACCGAGCCGAAAACTACGAAAGAACGAGGTAAACACTATGTGGCACGATTCTGGCACCGACCAAGGAAGGCAAGACGGTGGTTCACTACTGGGCAAAGGTCTACGACGGGGGCAGCCAGTACGGCATCAACGAGGGCAGAATCAGTAAACTGACACTCAAGGAGAATGGCAAGGTCATCTACAACTACGACAGAGGCGAGGATGTACCCGAGCAAAACGAGGCTGCGGAGATTGCCCTTGCGATCCTGATGTACGAGTACAAGTAAATAGAACGGTCGGTGGGCGGTAGCATTAAGCCGCCCATCCAAACCAAGACGGACACACATATAAATTCAAGGTGGATATACATAGGAGAGGCTTGCAGCACGCAGGCCTTTTCTTTATGCAGATTTTTTGAGAAAAGGAGTGATGCGGATGGCTCAGAGGGGCAGAAAACCCAAGCCCACAGCAATCAAGGAACTGGAAGGCAATCCCGGAAAACGACCGCTGAATGAAGCAGAACCTAAGCCTGCGAAAAAAGCTCCGCCCTGCCCGAAATGGCTGGAGCCGGAAGCCAAAAAAGAATGGCGCAGGTTATCAAAACAATTGGAACAGATCGGTGTGCTGACCGAGGTCGACCAGGCGGCATTCGCATCCTACTGTCAGGCATACGCACGATGGAAAGAAGCCGAGGAATTCATGACCCAGCACGGCACGATCGTAAAAACAAAATCAGGTTACTGGCAGCAGGTTCCGCAGGTATCCATTGCGCAAACTTATCTGAAGATCATGAACAAGATCGCAGAGCAGTTCGGTCTGACTCCTGCCGCAAGAAGCAGGATCACCGCAGGTGCGGATATGAAGGACGCTGCCGTTGACGATATGGATGCACTTCTGGGAGGAAACTGATGGCAAGAACAGCAAAAGCAAGGGAAAGACCTGCGAATTATCCGAAACTGAAAGACTATAAGCCCACACGGTTTATGCTGCCGGATTCCCATTACGATGCGGCAAAGGCAGACAGAGCCGTGCGTTTTATAGAAAACCTGTGTCATACCAAAGGACGCTGGGCAGGCAAACCGTTCTGGCTGCTTCCGTGGCAGGAACAGATCATCCGGGATATTTTTGGCATCGTCAAAGAGGACGATATGCGGCAATTTCGTACCGCCTATGTCGAGATACCCAAGAAAAATGGCAAACAGCTCGCTCTGGATACACCGATTCCGACTCCTGATGGATTCACCAATATGGGAGATTTGGAAGTCGGAGATACTGTATTTGATGAAAACGGCATTCCGTGCCATGTGGTTGCGAAAAGTCCTGTGGATGATACAGAGCAAGCCTACAAGCTGACCTTCAAGGACGGCACCTCGATCATTGCCGGGGAACGACATCTGTGGAACATCGAAATCGATAGTAGCGGCAAACTCGTTTCAACTCGTGAGATTTACGAGATGAACACCGATATCAAAATCGTTTCAAGTAAATGCCCCGAGACATCAAACAAAGATATTCTGCAACATTGGGAGGCTTCTCACGGCAATAACCCTCGTTATCATTACCTGCTGGACATCCAGCCTATGGATCATCCTGTGAAAATGCAGTGTATTCAGGTGGATAGTCCGAGTCATCAATATCTTGCTGGAACATCGTTTGTGCCTACGCACAACAGTGAGCTTGCAGCGGCAATTGCACTGTATCTGCTCTACGCCGACAACGAGCCGTCTGCTGAGGTCTACGGCGCTGCTGCTGATCGTGGGCAGGCATCCATTGTATTCGATGTCGCCAAAAGAATGGTTGAGATGACACCGGCACTTCTGAAACGCTCCAAGATCATGGCGGCTACAAAGCGTCTGGTCGATTACAGCAATGTCGGCTTTTATCAGGTGCTTTCAGCGGAGGTCGGTACAAAACATGGTCTGAATGTTTCCGGTTTGGTGCTTGATGAGCTTCATGCCCAGCCGAATCGAAGCCTTGTGGATGTTCTTACGAAGGGCTCCGGCGATGCAAGAACGCAGCCGCTGTACTTCCTGATCACAACCGCCGGTACCGACCGCAACAGCATCTGCTACGAATATCACACCAAAGCAAAAGATATTCTGGAGGGCAGACGCATTGATCCGTCCTTTTATCCGGTGATCTACGGACTTGATGATGGCGACGACTGGAATGCCGAGGAGTCTTGGTACAAGGCGAATCCTTCGCTTGGATACACCATTACCATCGACCGAGTGCGTGACGCTCACCGCGAGGCACTGACAAACCCAGCGGAAGAAAACGTATTCCGTCAGCTTCGTCTGGATCAGTGGGTAGGCAGTGCGGTGGCATGGATTCCGGAGCATATCTACGACAGGGGCAATCTTCCGATCGACCTCGAAAAGCTCCGGGGACGGGAGTGCTACGCAGGTCTTGACCTATCCAGCACATCGGATATCACGGCATTTGTGCTGGTGTTCCCTCCGCTGCATGACGGCGAGAAATACATCGTTGTCCCGCACTTCTGGCTGCCGAGAGAAACGCTCGATTTGCGAGTACGGCGAGACCATGTTCCCTACGATGTATGGGAGCGCATGGGATTATTTCATATCACCGAGGGCAATGTGGTCGATTATAATTTCGTGCGGAAAACGATCAACGATCTGCACACGATGTACAACATCAAGGAAATTGCTGCCGACCGCTGGAATGCGACACAACTTATCACCGATCTTGAGGGTGACGGTTTCACGGTTGTCCCGATGGGCATGGGCTTCAAGGATATGTCACCGCCGATGAAAGAGCTATACAAGCTTATACTCGAAGGGCAGTTTATCCACGGCGGCAACCCTGTACTCCGCTGGATGGCTGGAAATGTGGTGGCTGAGATCGATGCTGCGGAAAACATCAAACCGAGTAAAAAGAAAAGTACAGAGAAAATCGATGGCATCGTGGCATGGATCATGGCACTTGACCGCTGTATTCGCCACGAGATGCAAGGTAGTGTATACGATGAACCCGACCACGATCTTGTGGTCATCTGACAGGAGGTAATGTTTATGGGCTTTTTGAGCTGGCTTGGCATCAGCAAGCCGAGAGATGCGCCGATGCTGCCTGATATTCAGGACAATGTCCGTGATTCTGGAAATCTGTTCGTATTCGGCATGACGCACAGCGGTGAACGTGTGGATGAACGCACTGCAATGCAGATTGTTACCGTTTATGCCTGCGTGAGACTGCTTTCAAATACGATCGCAGGACTTCCGCTGCATCTGTACAGATATACAGGTGACGGCGAGGATAAAGAACGCGCAACCGATCATCCGCTGTATAAGATTTTGTACCGTCAGCCGAATCCCGAAATGAGTTCATTTTCGTTCTGGGAGGCACTGATGTGCCACCTTTTACTATGGGGCAACGCCTATGCACAGATTGTCCGGGACGGCAAAAACGGCATCGTTGGTCTGTATCCGCTTCTTCCTGAGAACGTCGAGATCGACCGCGACCCGAAAAGCGGTGACCTCATTTACACCTATCATGCATACACTGATGAAAAGCCCGGTGAGCATGACAAGGATATCATCTTTCAGAGGGATGAGATACTGCACATTCCCGGTCTGGGATTCAATGGTCTGGTGGGATTTTCTCCCATAGCCATGATGAAAAACGCACTCGGCGCAGCTATGGCTGTGGAGCGTTACGGCAGTGCATTCTTCAAAAACGGAGCGCAGCCTGCCGGTGTTCTGGAGCATCCGGGTGTGCTGAAGAATCCCGAAAAGATCCGTGAGAACTGGACGAGAGTGTACGGCGGTTCCCGAAATGCACACCGCATCGCAGTCCTCGAAGAAGGTATGCAGTATAAGCCAATCTCCCTGCCGCCGGAGGATTCGCAGTTTCTGTCCACAAGAGAATTCGATGTGGAGGAAATCTGCCGTATGTTTCAGGTGCCGCCGCATCTGGTACAGGATCTGAAACGCAGCACCTTCAATAACATCGAGCATCAGGGCATCGCATTTGTACAGTATTCTCTCATGCCCTGGATCATTCGCATCGAGAAAGGCATCATCAAAGACCTATTACTGGAAGATGAAAAAGACATCTACTTCCCGAAATTCAATGTGGATGGTCTCATGCGCGGCGACTACCAGAGCCGTATGAACGCCTACGCTATCGGCGTGGGCAACGGATTTATGTCGCCCAACGATGTGCGCCGTCTGGAAAATATGGATCTCATTCCTGAAGATCAGGGCGGTGAGGATTATTACCTCAATGGCAGCTACAATAAATTGCAGGATGCAGGTGCGGCGTATAACCTGAATGCTCCGCAGGAGGATGAACCACCGGATACCGAGGAACAGGATGAGCCGGATGAGAGCCCGGACGAAGAAACCGATGACCGTTTCCTGCGGCAAAAACGCAGGAAGAAGTACAGAAATGGGGGTATGTAAATGGAAAAGTTCTGGAACTGGATTCACGATGACAGCGGCGGCAGAGTCCTCCGGCTTGAAGGTCCTATCGACTCGGAGAGCTTCTGGGGTGATGAAATTACGCCGCAATCTTTCCGCGATGAACTGTATGCCGAGGAGGGTGACATTACACTTTGGCTGAATAGTCCAGGCGGCAATGTGCGCTCAGATAGGGCGTTGTTAAAAGTAGCTTAAGGTACTACGCTGTAAGATAACGCAGCAGCCAACCTGCCTAACCGAAAGGCGAAAGCTGATACGGGAACATAGCACGGCAGGAAAGCGGTAAGTTGCCTAAAGGCATTCGGGCACGACTGAACCGCAATGGCAAGTGGATATGAGGATAAATCTGGGTTTGGTGAATGTGAGTTTCCAGTGTCCGTTCCCGGGTGGAGAGAAGAAAGTGCCTGAAACTTCTCGCTTGAAGAACAATAATGTAAGTTACCGATTATTGTGTTGTCAGATACTTCAAGCCACGTGCAAGAGAACTTGTGCAAACGAAACGAAAGCATATCCGACAATCCACAACACCTATTAACAACGCTAACTGAGGATTACCTAAATCGGAATGACTGAAAAGTCTATGTGTAATACCGAAAGGTGATAAATTTCAAGCCGTGAAACGCAAGAAAGATGACACTGAATATCCGACAGGGTAACGGAGTCTCCATAGTAGTCCGAGGACGGTAACGCCGTCTACATGGCGAAGGGAGACAGTTTGTGTGTACCAAAATCAAAACTTGATTAGAGAGGAAAGCCTCATATGAATTCAACAATAGAGATTTTGGCGAGAATCAACGAAAATTCCCTAAAACATCCCGACGAAGTATTTACACGCTTGTACAGATATTTGTTGCGAGAGGATATTTATTTTATCGCATATAAGAATCTGTACGCAAACAGCGGCGCAGCGACCAAAGGAATAGACGATGATACAGCAGACGGGTTCAGCGTGGAATATATTCATTCCATAACCGAAAGTTTGCGGAATGGTACGTATCAGCCAAAACCCACACGAAGAACCTATATTGAAAAATCCAATGGGAAAATGCGCCCGATTAGTATTCCTACTTTTACGGATAAATTGGTGCAGGAAGTCATGAGAATGATTTTGGAAGCGGTATATGAGCCGATTTTCTTAGATGTTTCACATGGGTTCAGACCTAACAGGAGCTGTCATACAGCACTGGAACAAATCAAACACGAGTTTACAGGAGTAAGATGGTTTGTTGAGGGTGACATTAAAGGCTGTTTTGACAACATTGACCATGAAACACTTGTCTCCATTGTGAACCGCAAAATCAAAGACGCACGATTTATCCAACTCCTTTGGAAAATCCTGAAAGCCGGATATTTAGAGGACTGGAGATACAACAAAACATTCAGCGGAACGCCGCAAGGCGGTATCATTTCCCCGATTCTTGCTAATATTTACCTGCATGAATTGGACCAGAAAGTAATGGTAATACGCCAGAACTGTTATAAGCCGCGAGAACGCGCATACACTCCGGAATACTCTAAATTACAGCATGAATTACGCGCAATTAAAACCAAAATCAGCCGTGCAGAGGGAGAAGAAAAGGCAGGGTTGATAAGGGAACTGAAAGAAGTCCGTAAACGCCAGAGAAACGCGCCTTGTGTTTCACAGACAGATAAACGCCTATCATACGTCCGCTATGCAGATGATTTTATCATTGGTGTAGTCGGCAGCCGAGAGGACTGCGAACGAATCAAACAAGAATTGACAGAATATGTTGCAGAAGAGCTAAAAATGGAACTGAGCGCAGAAAAAACGCTCATTACACACAGCAACAATAAAGCGCGGTTTTTAGGCTATGACATTCGAGTGCGCAGAGACAGTAAGGTAAAAAAGACTAAGGCAGGACGTAAAGTCAGAACCCTGAGCAACAAAGTAGAACGCACAGTTCCCATAAAAGACAAAATTGAAAAATTCCTTTTTTCTCACGGTATTGTCTACCTTAAAAACGGGAAACTTACACCATGCCACAGAGATAGATTGCTGCATTTGACAGACCTTGAAATAGTGACCGCATACGGTGCAGAAATCAGAGGCATTTGTAATTACTATAATCTTGCCAGCAACTACTCAGATTTGCATTACTTCTGTTACCTTATGGAGTACAGTTGCCTGAAAACACTTGCCGCAAAGCATAGAACGAGTCTGAAAAAGATTCGGAATAAATATGCCAACGGTAAGAGCTGGGGTGTACCCTATGAAACCAAAAAGGGACAGAAAATCGCAGCACTTCCCACACAAGCAGACTGCGCAAATGTCAAGAACGGAACGGATACCATTCCGATATTGACAATACAACATCTACACAGTCGTACAAAATTTGAGGACAGGCTTAAAGCAAGAAAATGCGAACTCTGCGGCAGTGAGAACAGCGAGCATTACGAGATTCATCACGTAAACAAAGTGAAAAATCTCAAAGGGAAAACACTCTGGGAACAAATTATGATAGCAAAAAAGCGAAAAACGCTTGTGGTATGTCGGGAATGCCACAAGAAGATTCACGGGAAACAAAGTTGATTGAACGCAAATGGAGAGCCGGATACTCTGAGAGGGGTAAGTCCGGTTCGGAGGGGGGCTTGTGTAAACCTACTGTAGCAATACAGCAAGGCGACACTTGCCTACCCTACGTGTTCGCAGCAGCAGAAATTTACACGATGATACGTGATTATCCGCACAGGGTAACGGTAAAAATCGCAAGCATTGCAGCATCGGCGGCGAGCGTGATTGCTATGGCAGGAAATACTGTGCAGATGTCTCCGACCGCACTCCTGTTCGTGCATGATCCGTCCACAATTGCGATGGGAAACGCCAAGGACATGGAAAAAACCATCGCAACACTGAATGAGGTCAAAGAGAGCATCATCAACGCATATGCCGCAAAAACCGGACTCAGCAGAAACCGCATCAGCAAGCTCATGTCGGACGAGACATGGATCAATGCGAAAAAGGCAGTTGAGCTGGGCTTTGCAGATGAGATTCTGTTCGATGAAAAGTCCAAACCGGACAAGAAGGATGAGCCTGACGATCCGGACGAGCCTGAGAAGCTTGATCAGGAAGGCGGTGACGATGAGGGTGATGAAAAGAAAGAGACCGAAAAGAAGCCGTTCAAGCTGGAATCCGACTGGTCTTACAGTACCCGTATCATGGGGCAGACCATCTTGGGAAAGATCACCGCAGGCGCAGAAATCGCAGACACGGACGACACTCCCGATGACAAAACCGAAACACCGGAATCTGCCGAAAAAGGGCTGACCGCACCTGTGGTCACTGTCCCCGATATGCCTGTGATCGGCATGGACGGTAAAACCGCAGACGGCGCAATGCCGTATGAAATTCTGAAACAGCAGCTTGCATTTTTGAGATAAGGCTGGCTGTATTTTTATGCGACACCGGATTTTATCCGGAGAAATGGAGAAAAGATATGAGCAAGATCATGGAACTTCGCAGTAAACGTAATACCCTGTGGGAGCAGACAAAGGCATTCCTTGAAAAGCACCGTGGTGAGAACGGTCTCGTGGAGGCATCCGCAGTTGAGCAGTACAACAAAATGGCCGGTGAGGTGCAGGCTCTCGGTGCAGAGATCGAGCGTCTGGAACAGC